AGAGCTTGTTGAAATCGAACTGCGTGAAGAGAAAGCAGATAGTCAACGCCGAATGGCTTGGGTGTCTCTTAGCAGTATGGTCGTTTACGCTTTACTACCACTTATGCCATTTATCCCTGAGTCCCGTCTGTCCACTATGGCTTCTCTAAGTGACATGCTGTTTCTTAGTCAGGCGAGCATTGTAGGGCTATACTTTGGCGCTACAGCGTACATGGCGAAAGCCAGGTGATGTGGCAACTATCAGCAGCATTAGGTTTGGCGCTTGCGCTTTCTCTGGGTGGCTTCAAAATGTATTACGATGCCGCAGAAGCTGAAAAACAACAGTTGAGACTGGAAATAGACCAGGCAGTGCGAAACCAAGCTCTGCTTGAGAAAACGATTGCCGATCAAAATCTCGCGATGGAAGAGCAGAGAAAGAAACAACAGGCTGTGCTAACCAAGATTGACCAATTGACAACTGACCATCAGAAAGCGATGGAGGAGGTCGATGACATCCGAAAAAAGTTCGCGAAGCACAGGCTCGATGTGCTTACTTTGCGGAAACCGAAACTGATCGAGAAGATAATAAACCGCGGCACTGCTGATGTACTCAAAAACCTGGAAACTATTACCGATCCTGCTTCTTAGTGGCTGTAGCGCCCTGGACCGCAACCCACAAGTCGCGCCGGTTGAGGTTGTGACGGTCACAAAACCGGCTCCCGTGTATCACCCGCCTTTGCCCTCCGCTGTGTCTGCTCTCCCGGTGGAGTGGACTGTCCTAACGCCGCAAACGATGCAAGAATACCTGGATGATTTATCTGAGGGTAACGCACCGACAAATGCGTTCTACGGTTTAACGACCAAAGGCTATGAGAATCTTAGTAGCAACATGGCTGATATTGTCCGTTATATACGACAGCTTACATCGATTGTGGACTACTATAAGAATTTGGAGAGTACAGATGACGCCGAAGAAGATAAGTGAAGAGGGCATCGCCCTAATAAAAAAATTTGAGGGGTGCGAATTAGAGGCATACCGTTGCTCTGCTGACGTTCCGACGATTGGTTATGGGCATACGAAAGACGTACAAGACGGCGACACATGCACGGCTGAAGAGGCCGAGGACATGTTGAAAAAAGATGTCGAAGAGTTTGAGTTCTATGTAAATGATCTCGTGGAGCAGGACCTCAAACAAAACGAGTTTGATGCGCTCGTTGCTTGGGTATTCAACCTGGGGCCGACAAATCTTAGGACTAGCACTATGCTCAAGCGCCTGAACGAGGGTGATTTTGACGAAGTGCCTTACGAAATGAAACGTTGGAACAAGGCCGGCGGTCAGGTGCTAGACGGTCTCGTAAGACGCCGTCAGGCTGAGGCATTACTATTCCAGGGCAAAGCTTGGGAAGATGTCTGAAGTCGCTCTCAAAGATTTTGACATACTCTCCGACCAGGAGAGAGCAGAAGCCGTCGCCTTACTCAAAAAATACGACCAGCTTGAAAAACAAGAAGACTGCCAGGCTGATTTTATTTCGTTTGTCAAAAGCCAGTGGCCAGAGTTTGTGGAGGGGCGCCACCACAAAATAATTGGTGAAAAGTTCAATAAAATCGCCCAGGGCAAACTCAAGCGGTTGATCGTTTGTTTGCCTCCGCGGCATACAAAATCAGAGTTTGCGTCTACTTATTTTCCCGCCTGGATGATGGGCTTGAGAGGCAACCTGAAAATAATCCAGACAACTCATACCGCGGAGCTGGCCACTTCGTTCGGCCGCAAAATAAGAAACCTCATCGACAGTGAGCAATACAGCGAAGTATTCCCAGATCTGAAATTACAAGCGGATAACAAATCGGCTGGGCGATGGACTAGCAACAAGCAAGGAGAGTTCTTTGCTGCCGGTGTGGGCGGTGCAATCACCGGGCGGGGCGCGGATCTATTAATCATTGACGACCCAGTTTCTGAGCAAGACGCGCTAAGCCCGACCGCTATGGATGCGGTTTACGAGTGGTACACCTCTGGTCCCCGGCAGCGTTTACAGCCTGGCGGGATCATCGTGATCGTGATGACTCGATGGTCGACTAAAGATCTCGTAGGAAAAATGTTGAAAAAACAAGGCGAGGAACACGCCGACCAGTGGGATGTGGTCGAGTTCCCGGCAATCATGCCAGAGTCCGATACTCCGCTTTGGCCTGAGTTTTGGAAAAAAGAAGAATTGCTCAGCGTTAAGGCATCTTTGCCGGTTGCAAAATGGAACGCGCAATGGATGCAAAACCCTACCGCTGAAGAGGGTTCAATCGTTAAGCGTGAGTGGTGGAATCAGTGGGAAAAAGATGTGCCGGCATATAGCTATGTCATTCAATCCTATGACACGGCTTTCAGTAAAAAAGAAACGGCCGACTACTCAGCAATTACGACCTGGGCTGTTTTTGAATACATGGACACTGAGCAGATCATTTTGTTAGACGCCAAGCGCGTGCGTCTAGATTTTCCTGAACTGAAAAAATTGGCCTGGGATGAGTACAAGTATTGGGAGCCTGACTGTGTGTTGATAGAGGCCAAAGCGTCAGGCACTCCTCTCACTCAAGAATTACGCCGCATGGGCATTCCGGTTACGGCCTATACACCATCTCGGGGGCAGGATAAGATTGCCCGTATGAATAGCGTAGCTCCGATCTTTGAGTCGGGCATGGTTTGGGCGCCGGACACGACTTTTGCAGAAGAAGTTGTAGAGGAGATGGCATCTTTCCCATACGGCGATCACGATGATTACTGTGACTCTGCTACGATGGCGCTGATGAGGTTTCGCCAGGGTGGGTTTCTCGCTCTCGACGGAGATTATGTCGATGAGATTACTCCGATGAGACGTGACAGAAAGGTATATTACTGATGGCAATTGAGCGTAGAGAACAACAACTCGGCACCGCAAACGATCCCGACATTGTGCCTTTGGGTAATGAGGTTGAGGTAATACCAGAGCCAAGCCGGGAGGACCAAATACGCGAAGCCGCGCAAATACTGGTCATGGAAGAGGAAATACTCGTAGATGGCGAGATTGACGCTCCGCCAGAAATGGCTCCCGTGGGCGACTTCAACGAAAACCTCGTAGAGCGATTAGATCAGGGAGAACTTTCAAGCCTGGCGAGTGATGTTCTTTCATCCATCAAAGCAGACATACAGTCGCGGTCAGAGTGGGAAAAGACGTACACAGACGGACTCAAATACTTGGGTATGAAGTTCGATGAATCCCGCTCAAATCCGTTCCAAGGTTCTACCGGAGTTATCCATCCCATTTTGGCAGAGGCCGTTACTCAGTTTCAGGCGCAAGCTTATAAAGAAATGTTGCCGGCTAAAGGTCCCGTCAAGACCGAAATAGTTGGAGCGCGCAACGCTGAAGTCGAGGCGCAAGCTGAGCGCGTCCAAGATTTCATGAATTTTTACATCATGAATGTTATGCAGGAGTACGATCCAGAGTTGGACATGCTGCTGTTCTATTTACCTCTCGCGGGTAGCGCGTTCAAAAAAGTTTATTTTGATACCGCTCAAAGCAAGGCGATGAGCAAGTTCATCGAGCCACAAGACCTAGTGGTGCCTTACGAAGCTACAGACTTGTTCAGCGCCGAGCGCGTGACGCACGTTTTGAGCATGTCCAAGAATGAGATTCGCAAGCAGCAACTTAGCGGGTTTTATGCCGATATAGAGTTAAAAGGCGGTGCTTATCACGTTTCACGGGATGAAATCGAGGAAGAGATCGATGAGATCGAAGGCCAGTCGCCTAGTTACTCCGAGGACCGGGATAGAACAGTTTACGAAGTCCACACGATTCTAGATATACCAGGATACGAGGACATGGGCGATGACGGCCAGCCGACCGGCCTGAAGCTACCATACATCGTCACTGTCGATGAGCCTAGCCAACAAGTTTTGTCTATCAGGCGAAACTACCTTGAGGATGACCCTCTCAAGCAAAAGGTCAACTACTTCGTTCAGTATAAATTTTTGCCCGGATTGGGGTTTTATGGACTCGGGTTGAGTCACATGATTGGAGGTCTCGCCAAAGCCAGCACAAGCATTTTGCGCCAGCTTATCGACGCCGGCACCCTTGCAAACCTTCCCGCGGGTTTCAAAGCGCGGGGCATGAGAATCCGCGATGAGGACGATCCGCTACAACCTGGCGAGTTTCGGGACATCGATACCACTGGCGCCTCTCTCAAAGAAAACTTGATACCGTTGCCGATCAAAGAGCCGAGTAACGTGCTCATGAGCTTACTCGGGTTGCTGGTGGAGTCAGGTAAGCGTTTTGCTTCTATTGCCGATATGAATGTCGGGGATATGAATCAAAGTATGCCAGTT